TACCCTGCCGGTGGAGGATTTCCCGCAGATGGCGGGCGGCGACCTTGCCCACCGCTTCCACCTGACCGCCTCCGCCGCCCGGATGCTGATCGACCGGACAAAGTTCGCCATCTCCACGGAGGAGACGCGCTATTACCTGAACGGCATTTATCTGCACGCCGCCAAGTCGCGGACGGCGGGGGAGCCGCCGATGCTGCGCGCAGTCGCCACCGACGGCCACCGTCTGGCCCGGGTTCAGATGGACCTTCCCGACGGGGCCGCGGGTATCCCCGGCGTCATCATCCCGCGCAAGACGGTGATGGAGGTGCGGAAACTGCTGGATGAGGCGGCGGACGCGATCGAAATCCAACTGTCCGACACCAAGGTGCGCTTCACCTTCGACAACATCACCCTGACCAGCAAGCTGATCGATGGCACCTTCCCCGATTATGAGAGGGTGATCCCGGTCGGCAATGACAAGTCGTTGGAGGTGGACCCGAAGACGTTTGCCGCTGCCGTCGACCGTGTCGCCACCATCAGCACGGAGAAGAGCCGGGCGGTGAAGCTGTCGCTGGACCGCGGCGTTCTGACCCTCTCCGCCTCCTCGCCGGAGGCCGGCTCCGCGACGGAGGAGCTGGAGGTGATGTACGATGCGGCCGCCCTGGAAATCGGCTTCAACTCCCGCTACCTGCTGGACATCACCCAGCAGATCGAGGGAGAGGGCGCCCGCTTCAGGATGGCCGATGCCGGCAGCCCCACCGTGGTGCAGGACATCAAGGATGAGAACGCGCTCTACGTTCTGATGCCCATGCGCGTCTGATTTGCAGCGCCATCCCCTGCCCCCCATGCCGAAACGGCCGCCGGAGCGATCCGGCGGCCGTTTTTCGTTGGGGGGAATTCCGTAGGTCGCATGAAGGCCAAAGGCCGCAATGCGACGGCCGGGGACCCGATCAGTCTGCCGCCGCAGCCCCGTCGCAATCCGCTCCGCTCCTTGCGACCTACGCGAGGGCGGTATGCCCGCCCCGCCTGCCCGCCCGCATCACACCTTCTGGAACGCCGCGACCAGGGGCACCCTTGCTGCGCGCAGAGCGGGGAAGAAGCCGCCGATCAGGCCGACCACCACGGCCAGCACCATGCCCGTCACCACCAGGGCAGGGGTGAGCTGGAAGGCGAAGACCACCTGGGTGAAGCTGCCGCCGAAGGTGCTGGCGGTGAAGCCGTCGAACAGCGCCCAGGTCAGCCCCGCCCCCACCAACCCGCCGATCACAGACAGGACCAGGCTTTCCACCAGGGTGCCGACGAAGGCCGGGAACCCGCCGAAGCCGATGGCGCGCAGGGTCGCGATCTCCGCCGTGCGGGAGGAGACGGAGCTGTACATGGTGTTCAGTGCCCCGGCCAGCGCCCCCACCGACATCAGAATGGCCAGCGGCCAACCCAGGGACTGGATCAGCCCGCCGGTCCCCGCCGCCTGTTCGGAGAAGTACTGGCGCTCCGTCTTGATATCCAGTTTCAGCCGGCTGTCCGCCGCCAGATAGGCCTTCAGGGCGGCGAAGGCCTCCGGCCCGTCCAGGGCGACGCGGATGGACTGGAAGCTGTTGGTGCGGCGGAACAGGCTCTGCACCGCGCCGATATCGCCCCAGATCTCCGATTCGAAGACCGAACCGTCCATCTCGAACACGCCGACCACGGTCCAGGTGGCTGTGCCCAGCTTGACCGTGCTGCCCAGGTCGAATCCGGCGAATTCCTGGATCAGGCTGCGCCCGACGACGATCTCCGCCGCCCCGGGCTCGAACATCCGCCCCTGCACGATGGAGACACCCTGGCGCAGGCCCATCCCCTCCGCCCCGATGCCGCGGAAGGCGATGTTGGCCTTGGTATCGGTGGCGCGCTTGATCGCGTCGACGACGATGTACAACTCGCCCGACACCCGCGGTGCGCCTTCCGCCGTTCGGGCGACGCCCGGCGCTTCCTCCACAAGGCGCATCTGGTCGCGGCTGACGCCGCTGTTGATCTCCGCCCCCGCCCCGCCGCGCAGCAGGATGGCGACATCGTCGGAGCCGGTGCCCTTCAATGTCTGCTGGAACCCGTTCGCCATGGCAAGGAAGCCCAGCAGCACCGCCACGGTCAGCGCAACGGCGATGATGGTGGAGAGGGAGACCCAAAGCCGCTGGGGAATGCTTCTCAGATTGATGGCGGTGACCGCGATGATCTGTTTCATGGGGTCAGTCCCTTCCCAGCGCGGAAACGATGTTGAGCCGGAGCGCGTTCACCGCCGGGACCAGGCCGGTGACCAGACCCAGCAGCAGCAGCAGGCCGACACCCAGGGCCGCCGTCTGGGGTGCCAGGGCCAGGCCGGGGGCAAAGCCGGCCAGACCAGGGGCAAGCAGCGCGCACAGGACGGCCGCCACCACCAGGCCCGGAATGCCACCAGCGAAGGCCAGAAGCATGCTTTCCCCCAGCACCATGCGGAAGATGCGCGGGCTGGGGAAGCCCAGGGTCTTCAGCACCCCGATCTCCCGCGTGCGTTCCCGGATTGCCATCACCATGGTGTTGCCGACGATCATCAGGATGGTGATGAAGGCCGCCCCCACCACCAGGGTGACAATCAGTGCGATGTTGCCGATCTGGGCCGCGAACTGCTTGCTGAAGGCCGCTTCGGTCACGGTGGCGGTTTCGGCCGGGGAATTGGCGAACATGCTGTCGATCGCCTGGATCACCGCCTCGTTCCGGGTGGGGTCCGTCGTCTCGACGATGATGGAACCGACCATGTCCTTCCCGAAGGTGCGGGATTCGTTGAAGTAGTCGTAATGGAAAAAGACCTGGTTGGTATCCACCTGTTCCTTCGCTGCATCGAAGATCGCCGCCACGGTGAAATCCCAGGTCTGGGTACCGGTGGTGCGGTTGGAAAAGATGTTGCTGGACAGGGGAATCCGGTCCCCGACCTTCCAGCCATAGGTGTTGGCCACGGCGCGGCCGATGGCGATGGCGCCCCGGTCGGCCAGGAAGGTTGCCTTCTCCGCCTCGGCAAACCGGAAATCCTCCCGGTAGAGCTGGAGATAGGTGTCCGGCTCCACCGCGAAGGCGATCAGGAAGTTCCGCTGCTCCTGGAAATAACCGCCGAACCAGTTCCAGTGACTGGCCAGGGCCACCCCTTCCACCCCGCGCACCCGGTTCAGATAGGCCAGCGGCAGCGGTTGGGTGAAGTTGATCTTGTTGTTGACGACCAGCCGGTTGACGGCGGCCACATTCTCCCCGGCGTTGAACGCCCGCTCGAAACTGGCCAGCACGCCGAACAGCAGGAAGGCGACGAAGATGCAGACCATCATCAGGATGGCGCGCAGCTTCTTCCGGAACAGGTTTTTCCGGACCAGATAGAAATCACCCATCTCCACCCCCCCGTCAGGCCGCCATGATGCGTTCGGTGAAGACGCCCTTGTCCAGGTGGAGCGTCCGGTTGGCGTATTTCGCCGCCTCCGGATCGTGGGTGACCATGACGATGGTCTTGCCCAATTGCCGGTTCAACTGCTGGAGCATGCGCAGGATCTGGTCGGCGGTGGTACGGTCCAGGTCGCCCGTCGGCTCATCCGCCAGCAGCAGCTTGGGGTCGGAGACAATGGCCCGGGCGATGGCCACGCGCTGCATCTGCCCGCCGGACATTTCCCGCGGGTAATGCTTCGCCCGGTCGGGCAGTTCCACGATCTTCAGCGCGGTTTCCACCCGCTTCATCCGGTCCGCCGATGACAGTTTGGTCAGCAGCAGGGGCAGTTCCACGTTCTTCGCCGCCGTCAGCATGGGCATCAGGTTGTAGAACTGGAAGATGAAGCCCACATTGGCGGCCCGCCAGCCGGCCATCTGGCCCTCGCTCATCGCGTCGATGCGCTGGCCCGCGAATTCGACCGTGCCGCCGGTGGCGCGGTCGATGCCGCCCAGCAGGTTCAGCAGGGTGGTCTTGCCCGACCCGGACGGACCCATGATGGCGACGAAATCGCCCTCCGGGATCGTCAGGTTCAGCTTTTCGAAGATGGTGATCGTTTCCCGGCCCTTCACGAACCGCTTGGAAACATCCGCCAGCCGGATCAGGTTGCGCGTCATCCCACCCATTCCCCCGTCATTCCATCGATCGTCGATAAAAGGAAGCGTCGCGCCCCCCAATGTATACCCCGGGCCTGCCGGTCAGGCGGCGCCGTCCAGGAATGTCACCTTGGCGGCCATGTCCCGCAGGACCCGGCCATCCTTCACATCCAGCCCGATCCGGACCTTGATCGTCGCCTTTTCCCGGTTCGCCGTCGGGATGACGGCGATGACCCGGGCGGGGATCTTCCAATCGGGCCAGGCATCCAGCACCGCCTCCGCCCGCTGGCCGGGGGAGACGCGGTTGATGAAGGCCTCGTTCACGTCCACCTCGATTTCCAGGCTTTCCTGGTCGACGATGGTGCAGATACCGGTTCTGGTGAAGCCACCGCCCGCGGAATTGGGGGAGATGATTTCCCCCGGCTGGGCGTTCTTATCCACGACCATGCCGGCGAAGGGGGCGCGGATGGTCAGTTTGTCCAGCCGCTCCGCCTCCCGCTGCACCTCCAACCGGGCGACGGCGACGCTGGCATCCAGCCGCTGCACCTCCGCCGCCAGGACGGCCACGCGGGACTCTGCACTGGTCAGGGCGGCTTCGGTCTGGAAATCGCGGGTACGCAGGGTGCGGGCCCGCTCTAGCACCCGCCGCGCCTCCGCCAGTTCGGCACGGGTGCCGGCCAGCTGTGCTTCCACGGTGCCGACCCGGGCCTGGGCCAGTCCCAGATCCACCTTCGCCAGGGTGTCATCCAGCCGGGCCAGGACCTGCCCCTGTTCCACCCGCATCCCCTCCTCCACCAGCACCTCCGTCACCCGGCCGAAGGTCTCGGCGGAGACGGTGGCCATGCGCCGGGCGACGACATAGCCGGAAGCGACAAGCGCGCCCGGATTGCGGGCAGCGGCGGGTGCCGGAGCGGGAGCCGGCGGGGCCTGGGCAGTCTGGCTTGTATTGGCCGGGGCCGGGCTTGACGCGGCGGTGGCGGGTGCCGTCTGCGCCACGGCGGCGGCAACAGGAGTAGGGGCGGTCGGTTCACCCGGCCCCTGCACCCCGAACAGGTAATACGCCGTCGCCGCCCCCCCGACCACGAACCCGGCCAAGGCCATCCCGGCGACCAACCGGCCAGAGCCGCGGCGCCCGGCCCCGCCGCCGTTGCCGCCGCTCGTGCCCCGGTCGCTCCCGCTGATGGACAGTGAGCGCAACAGTTCGGATTTGTCGTCCTGCATCCCGATCCTCGACGTGACACGGGGCAACCCCACCCGCGGGGCTACCCGATCGACCCGGTCCGAAGGTATGGCGGGTGCCTGCCAGGGCAAGTCTGCCGCATACCCCGCGGTGTGTCGCGGTCGCTTTTACGCCTGAAATGATTTACCGGATCAATCCCCGCCACAAGTGACGTTCGTCATGCGGACGGGGGACGGATGTCATGGCGGGGGGCAAGACTTGCGGCGCCGCTTCCGGTCACCACGGGGGCACGGGGGCCACGGGGTTTCACGGGGTGTTCGGTGTAGGTGGGGGGAGCGGCATGCACGACGTAGGCCGGGCGAGTGATAGCGCGGCCCGACAGGGGGCGGCGCTGGAATATTGATCAAACATGTAACGGCGCGAACGCTTTGATACCAGATCGCGGCGGCTTTGATACCATGGGGGTGGCGTCCGGCCACCCCCGAAACAGCTGATGCACTTGTCCAAGACCGTTACCACCGCGTCCCGCGAAGGCGTCAGGTAACGCCGTACTCCGCGGGGCGCAGGACCTCATCCGCCGCGGTCGAGGCCTCGGGGGTGCCGCGGGCGGTCAGCCGGTCGACCAGGCCCTGGTGATAGCGGTCCATCACTTCCCCGCGGCTCTGATGAAGATGCGGTCGACGTCCGCGGCGGACAGCCCGAAGACCGGGGCCATGGCGGTCAGCATGGGACTGTGCCGCTCCATCGTACTGGCGGCCCACCGTTCCTGGAGGGCGCGGTCGCCGCTGGCGGCGACATAGCGGTCGACCCAGTCGAGCAGCGTGTCTGCGGCGGGCCCGCCGGTCTCGCCCGGATCCTCCAGCATGGACAAGCGCAGCTGGGTCCGGGTGACCTCTGGCGGCACCGGCTCTGGCGCGGGGTCGGGCGGGCTGAACACACCGCTCTGGAAACTCCAGCCTGGCGCCGCGTTATCAGGACACGGCAGCCAGCCTTGAGCGGCTGCATACTGGGGGTCAGCGAGCACCACATTGAGCACCCGTGACCCGTTGACGATTGCGTACTTCATCCTCGCCTCCTCACCTCCTCACCACCACCAGATCCTCACTTCGCCGCGGCCGCCGGGGCCACCCGCGCCCGGGGCGCCGAACGAGCTACCGCCGCCGCCGCCGCCGCCGCCGCCGGGGATACCGCCGCTGCCGCCGTTGCCGCCTGTAGCTCCCCCGCCTGCACCACGTCCGCCGCCGCCCCCGCCGCCGCACAGCCGCCCCTGAGCTGCAGCGGCATCGGGCCCGGCTGCTCCATGAGACCCCTCGTTCACCCCCCCAATGCCGCCGCCGCCGGGTTCCCACCGGCCGGAGGATCCGCCCCGGCCACCGCCGCCGCCCGCGCCGCCGCCGGCCCCGAAAACCGAGCTGCCGCCATCGCCGCTTCGGGAGCCCCCGCCTCCGCCGTAAACAGCTGCCCCCCCGGGCGACCCCCCAGCCGCTCCGCCGGCCGTATTGCTGGGGCTGCTGACCGTGCCCTGGTTACCTGTCGAGGGGCCGCCCCCGGCGCCGTTGCTGTTTCCGGCCGCGTTGCGGCCATCATCGCCGATGCCCCCGCCGCCTCCACCGCCGCCAGACGATTCCGATTGGCCTGTCGCGCCCGCGCCCCCGCCTCCGGCCACAAAGCCGAAGGCACCGCTGCTGCCGCCAGCAGATCCAGATGACCCACCCGCGCCCACCTGTACAGGCACGATCGTACCCGCTGCGGGGGCGGGTATCTGCACGTCCAGCAGAGCCCCGCCCCCGCCGCCCCCGCCGGAATGCGACGTACTGCCCGAAGCGCCCTGCGCTCCAGCTCCGCCGGCCCCGATGATCTGGCAGCGGATGGACGTCACTCCCGGCGGCACCACGAAACTGCCAGAGCCGGTAAACGCACGGCTCCCCGGCGACAGCAGCACCGATCTGAGCGCTGAACCGTCGCTGTAGAGCAGCCTCGTCTCTCCCGGGTAGAGGACAAAGCTGCTGACCCCGTCGATAGTCTCGGAGCCGGCAGGGTCGAGTAGGACGTCGCCACCTGCGCCGTTGCGGACATAGACCCACCACCCGACCCCCAGGGTCGCGGCAGCGACAAACGTCTGTGTGAAGCTCCCCGAGGTGAAGACAATCAATTTACCCTTGTCTGCGGCGGCGAGTGCGGTGTTGGCGGATCGGGGGACCGTTGGTAAGTCCGGGACGGCTTTGATGTTGCCGAGCGCCACAGCCAGCTTCAGGGGCGTCACGAAGGCGTCGTCGTCGGTGCCGGCGGAAATCTGCGCCGTCGTCGCCACCGCCGCCAGACCCCGTCGCGTCTCTGTCGCCGTCACACCTGCCAGCGCTGCGGGGGTCAAGGCCCGCAGCGCATCGACCCCGGCCTGAGCTTCTTGGACGGTGCTAAGTTCCACGACGCCGGCTTGTGTCTCGGTCGCCGCCGCGATGATTCCCGCCTCAATATCTTCGACCCGGTCGGCTGCCTGCTGCGCCAGGGTAGCGGCCTGCTGTGCAGCAGTGACCGATGCCTGGGCTGCGGCTGCCGCCGCTTCGGCGTCCGCCGCCGCCTGGGTGGTCTGGTCACGGACGTCGACCACGCCGCGCAGCTCCACGCCGAGGTCGCGCATCATGTCGCCCCAGATCTCCCAGACCTGGTTGCCGGCCATGTAGTTGAGACTACCGACGGGCAGATCCTGCGGGGTGACCCCGTACAGGTGTCCGTTCAACAGCCAGTTATCGCCGGGAAACCCGGTTTCAATCGTCATGCCATCCACTCCAGCAGTTCGATCCGGACCCGCCGCCGCCCCCGGCGGACCAGCTCCAAGTCAGGCAGGTCGCGCAGAAAGCCCACCATGGCCCGCCGGTGCAGGTTGTCGCGGTCGGTGGGGTCGGGGATCGCCAGCAGCGGGTGACGGCCGCGACGGCACTGCCTGAACATGTCCCCAAGCTTGGTCAGCGCCTCCTGGTCGGGCAGGTGGGCGAAGGTCATGCCCAGCCGGCGCGGATCCTCGCCATCCTCACCAAGCGGCACGCCCCGTTCCGCCCCCGGCAGGTCGCTTTCGCCCAGCCAGCCCTCGGCTATCCCCCAGTCGCAGTTCACCGGCACCTGGTAGCAGGGGCCGGTAAACAGTACCGGCATGGACCGATGGTCGTCCGGCACGCTCTGGCGGGCGGTCCAGGTCACCTCCAGCCGGTCGCAGAGGATCGTAGAGGGCAGCTTCCAGCACCAGAAGCCGTCCCATTCCCCCACGTCCTCCGGCAGGACGGCGTGGCCCCACCAGCGGGGGTCGCCGAACGCCACCGTGCCGAACGGGAAGCGGGGCCACATGGGCTGGTCGCCGCTGCTGGCTACCAGCACGTCGCGCAGGTACCAGTCCATCCGCAGCGTATCGAGAGGGGCCGCGTTGTGCCGGCTCACCGCGCCCAGGTCGACCGTCTCTGGGGCCGACCAGGTGAGCGTCACCGTCGTCGGCTGCACCCCGACATAGCTGGCGCTCTGGCCCCTGTTCCAGGTGCGCAGGTTTTCGAGGGAAGCCCAGCCCGGCCCGGTGATGGCGGCGGCGGTCTGGACCCGGTTGCGCCAGGCGAAGGTGAAGTTGCTCGCAATGCTCATGCTCACCCCCACACCCGCAGCAGCTGGCGACCGGGCTCACGGGTCAGTGCCGTCACCACCATGGGGCCGCCGGCCCCGCGATCGGGGCGGACCACATCGACCCTGCCGCCGAGGGAAGCGGTCGTCAGGTACAGCCGCTGCGGCAGGGTGATGGACAGGCGTCGCCGCCAGGTCCCATGCAGGGCCAGCAAGCGGTCGGCCAGGGCCTGGGCGTCTGCGACCTCGGCCAGCTGCGTCTGCACAGACAGAACCCCCGCCTCGGGCCAGGCCGCCTTGACGGCCAGATCCTCAGCGGTGGCCGTATCCGGCCACTCGCGCATCAGGCGGTCGCGGATAGCCCCGCTGACCGCGCCGAAGATCTGCCCCTCGGACAGCCTCGTCGGATTTCGGCCATAGCGCACCTCGACCCGCCAGACAGGCCCGTCGCCCCAGCTGTCGCTGGACGGGACGCGGTCGACGCTCACGTCACGGTCGGCGGCCGTCACGGTCATCAGGGGCCCAGGCAGGCCCTGCGGCGGGAGGAGGAGGCCCGCACGGACCTTTTCGTCCGGCCCGACCAGCCACCAGCCGCCGGCGCTGGCCATCGCCGCATCGGCCAGCGACAGGCCCGTAGCCTGGGCATCCACCACCATACCCAAGGGGGCCGGCGCCGCGTCGCGCAGCGCACCCATGGACGCGGTGTCGAGTGTCGCCGACAGCCCCAGCCAACCGGCGACGCGCGTCAACAGGTCGGCCGCCGTGGCGCCCCCGGCCACCGTCACATCGGCCGTCACCGGCTCCTGCGGGCTGAAGCCGAAGCGCACCAGGCCGCGCGCCCGGTCAGTCACGGCTTGGCCCGCCGGGATGGACAGTCCCTGCTGGCCGATCGCCGCGCCCACGTCAGCAGCGACGGGGACCAGCTGCCCCCGCTCCCGCGGCAGCAGCTCCGTCACCGCGCCGTCATGGGCCTGGGCGATCAGAAGGGCCTTGTTAACCCACACCAGGCCCGCGTTGAAGACCCGCCCCAGCAGCAGTGGGGCCGGGGTATCGGCCAGCTCCGGCCCGCCTTCCAGGCCCACCGGGCCGACATTGTCGCCTCGGTACAGGCGGCGCGGCACCTCCGCCTCCCACGCAGCTTGGCCTTCACGAAGCCGCACTGCTACCTCCCGGCCGTCATAGCTGACGGATTCGATCTGTCCGGCGTAGGTGGGTGCGAATTGATTGAGCGAGGCGAAGCGCGCCAACGGACCCTGGAGGATCGTGACGCGCTGCCAGGTCCAATCCTCATACCCGTCAAGCCAGCCGTCGCCGTTGTTCAACAGCAGCTCGGCCCGGCCGGAGCTGCTGGACCCGCTGACCCGCCCCCCGCTGAACAGGCTGGCGGCATAGTTGCCAAGGCGCGCCGCGTGCGGGCGGTACCACGCCTTCGGCGCCGTGTCCGTCGGCAGGGTCTCCCAGGAGCCGCTCCCCTCCTCGGTGAGCCTGAGGATATCCACGGTGCCGCTGGTGGATCGCAGGGTGATGTGGGCGATGGTCCGGATGCGGCTCATGTCCCGGTGGCCTCCGTCCGGCCCGCCCTGGCGTCCATCCGCTCCAGCAGCTCGGCGATCCGGGTCAGCAGACGCTGGGACCTGCGGTCGCGCTCGGCCTGGTCGTCGTTGCCCTCCGCCGCCTCACGGACCAGCTCCCGCAGCTCCTGGCGCAGCACATCCACCAGCCGGGCATCGTCGGTGCCGCCGCGAGCCGCCAGCCTGATGCGCGGCACCGGTGGCGGTGCAGGAACGCTCATCGGCGGCGCGGTCACCGCTCCGCCATCGGCGAAGGCCGGCGCGGCGGGGACCAGACCCTTGCGCTCCGCCAGGACGTAGGCCGCCCGAAGGTCGCCGGCGTTGAGCTGGTCCAGCACGTCGTGGCCGTACCGATTGGCGACAGCGGCGCGCATTACATGCTCGCCGTTGCTCAGCCAGGCGAGCACGTCGTCGCTGGTCCCGCCGCCGGGCCCGACTACCCGACCGCCGCCGGCATAGGCCGGCAGGCCGAGCTGGGCGCCGCGAACCGCCCTGGCCAGCCCGTCCATGGCGGAGGGGATGTCCGACCAGTTGGCGCGCCCGACCGCGTTGCGGGCTACATCAGACAAGCCGGTCATCTGGCCTGCCATGGTACGGACCGCCCAGGCGACGAAGGCCGCGGTGTCGTTCACGCCGCCCTGCCAGCGCTCGCCCCCCAGCTCTCCACGCAGTCCATACTTGGATGAGACAATCATGCGCAGGTCGCCTGTGACCTGGCCACCCAGCACGCTCTGCAGCTGCTGGGCATAGCCGGAAACGACGCCACGCAGGGCGTCGGCCCGATCGCGCTGTCCCTCGCCCCGGTCGGAATACTCCGCCCGCACAGCACCCGTCGCCAGGCTGACCAGCTGATCCAGGGCCTGATCGTTGCGCGTCGTCTCCTGCGTGCGGATCGACCGACTGCGCTGGCTCAGGTCGTTGGCGGTCGACCGCGCGGCGGCTCCCGCTGCGTCCACCTGCGCCTGCCCTGCCGCCCGGGCGGCCTGTTCGGCGCGCTGGCGCGCCTCCTCCTCCGCACGGACCCGGGCCTGTTCCAGATACTCGCGTAGGGCGTTCTCGATATCCGCCCCGGTCTCCACGATGGCCCGGATCATATCGACCTGCAGCCCGGTCGAGCCTTGCAGGATCTCCATCATCCGCTGCGACAGCTGGACGTCTTGTGCCGATATCCGCGTCAAGGTGTCGGTCAGGGCGGTTCCGGTCAGGATCGCCCCCGTCTGCGTGGCGACCAGCTGCGCCGTTGTCTGGGACAGCCCAAGCCCGGCCAGGACGGCGTCCCGCTGCTCGGCCGACAGGTCACCCAGACGGATGATCTGCCCGGTCTGGCTATTGACCGCCGCCGTCGTGCCGCCGCCGACGCTGGCCAGCAGGCCACCCAGCACTGCCAGGGCATCCCGCGTCGGCCCCGCCTCCGCCGCGGTGATCAGCCCGTCGGCCGTCGTCTGCCGCAGCACCGCGATAGCGGCGCGGTACCGCTCCGCCTCGGCGGAATTGTTCCCGACCAGACCGGCCTCCAGGATCGCCAGGTCTCGGGTGATCCCGGGGGCATCCACAATGTTCAGACCCGCGTCCAGGCTCGCCCTGACCTCGCGGATGACCGATGTCACCGCGTCTGTGTTTTGCGCGGCGCCGCCGGCGAAGATTCCGCCCAGCACCGAAAGGGCCTCCCGGGTCGGCCCGGCCTCGGCCGCGGTGATCAGGCCGTCGGCCGTCGTTTGCCGCAGCACCGCGATAGCGGCGCGGTACCGCTCCGCCTCGGCGGAATTGTTCCCGACCAGACCGGCCTCCAGGATCGCCAGGTCCCGAGTGATCGCAGGCGCATCGACGATGTTGAGCCCAGAGTCGAGGCTGGTCCGCACCTCCCGGATGACGGATGTCACCGCGTCACGCAGGCGCTGCTGATCACCGGTCAGGGACGTCCCCAGCCCGAGCGACAGATCGTTGCTTTCGGCCAGAAGCCCCTGCACGACAGAGAGCGCGGCCAGCTGCTGTTGCAGCAGCTCCTCATCCACCTGGCCTGCCAGATTGTCCCGGATCGCCTCCAAAAGCCGGACCTGTTGCTCCAGCAGCTCGGCCTGGTACTCGGCGGCACCGGCGAGTGCCCCTGCGCTGACACCCAGGTCCAGCAGGTCGTTCTGCACCTGGCTGAACACAGCCTCGTACTGGCTGCCGCCTGTCCAGGCGCGCAGCGCCTCCAGGTAGGACTGCGCTGCCCCCGCTACTTGCCGCCCCGCCCCAAGGTCCCCCCGGGCGGCGGCGGCACGTGCCGTCTCATACTGCGTCCTGCTTTCCGCCAGGCGCTGCTGGGGGGTGAGGGTCGATACCGCCTCGTTCAGGCGCAGCGCGGCCGCGGCATCGCGCAAGCTCCGCTGAAGGTCCCGCCAGTCACGGGCGGACTGGCGCACCACCTGGGCGGCATCGCGCACCTGGTCCAGCTGCCGGTCCAGTAGGGTGGAGATGGCGGCGACCGCGTCGCGCATGCGGGCGCGGATCAGCGTCGCCGCGTCAACGACGGCGCCCAGGGCCTCCAACTCAGCGGTCGTGCGCTGATCCAGCCACTCGCGCTCCCGTTCCGCCGCGACCCGCCGGGCCAGGGCCAGGTCGGCCTCATCCGCCCGGGCCTGGTCGATCAGAGCCGTGTTCTCCCGGCGCAAGGCCTGCCAAAGCAGGCTGACATCGCCTGTCAATCGACCCAGCTCGGCCGACAGGGCGTTGTTGGCGTCTGCGACCGCCTGCTGCCGCCGCCGGCGGTACGCATCCTCCAGATCCGCCGTATCGCGGCCCAGGCGGCGGGCCTCGGCGGAAAGGGAGGCGAATTCCTGGTCCAACGCGCGCACCGCGGAATCGGCCCCACCGGCCGCGCCGATGAAGGCGTCCATGGACTGCGCCAGCCGGTTCAGGTCCTCGGCACGCTGCACGGCCAAGCGATCAGCCCGCTCGCCGGCCCGCCCGCGTCCGAACAGCCCGCCGACGATGTTGCCGAAGAAGCTGCCGAGCCCGGGCGGCAGTCCCAGGAGGGTGGCGGCGGTGGAGCCGATGCTGGCGCCAATCTGAGCGTTGCGCTGCTGGGCGGCCGACCGGCCGAACACTTTACCCAGGATGTTGCCCAGGGCGTTACCAGCCTCGGCACTGTTCAGCATCTCCTCGCCGAGCTTCGCTATGGCCTCGCCCCAGCTGCCGGTCTCGGCGCGCAGGTCCGCCAAGTCGGTAGTGAAGGACCCAAGGGCTGCGGAGATGTCGGTGATGTCCCCCTCGACCAGGGACGCCGTCAGGGCGCCGAAGCTGTCCGCCGCCCGGGCTGCGCGGGCGCGCAGCCGGATCTCCTCCTCCAGCGCCGCATTGGTCTCCAGCGCCGCCCGGTACCGCGCCAGCTCGACCGTGATCTGCTCTTCCGTCAGATCGGCTGTCTGCCGGCGGACCTCCTGCAGCTCACGCTCCCGCCGGCGCACCTGGTCATCGATGCGGGTCTGCACGTCCAGACGGGCCAGCTGCACAGCCGCAACGGCTCCCTGACGGCCGCCGGCCGCCTGCCGTTCCAGCAGCCCGTTGCGCCGCTCCAACAACTCGATCTCCCGCTGCCGCTCCGCGTTCTGAAGGCGCAGGGCCGCCTCGGCATCCTCCATGGCGACCACGCCGGCGAGGCGGACCTGGTTTAGCTTCGCTTCGACCGAGGCAAGCTGATCTGTCGTCAGCCCCTCCCGCTTTTTCAGGTCCTCCAACGCTTCGATCTGCGTGGCATAGGGCCGCAGCGCCCGTTCGGCCGCCGTTACACCGCCCGCAGCTTCTGCCAGGAACCGGTCCACATCCTCCATCCGATCGGCGAAGGCCGCGGCGGCAGCTTCCGCTTGATTCATGCCGTTGGCCAGGATGGTAAGGTCGAACCGCTCGGCGGCGAGATCTCCGGCTTCGGCCACCAAGCGCGTGATATCGGCCAGTTCCCGGGCTGAGACCATGCCGTCACGGGCAGCCGCAGCATAAGCCGCCCGGAACGCCTCCGTTTCGGCGGTATTGATGGCCTGCTGGCGCGCCAGGTCGCGGAGCGCGGCCTCACCTTGGCGTGCCGCCTGGATCCATGCCTGATCGGCCGCAATGCCCGCGATCACCTCCGACAGGGGGCGGGCCGAAATGGCGGCGAATTGCATCCCACCGGCGAGAGACCGGGCCTGCTGTTCCAACTCCGCAAGCTTGATCTTTGCGTCGTCGGCCGCCTGCTGTAGCCTCTTAAGCTCCTCCTCCGACGGCCCTTTACCTGTGCCAGGACCCCCGATCCGGCCCCCCCCAGGCAGGAAGATGGGCCTGGATGCCACCATCGCCGCGCCTGCGGCTGCCCGGCGCGCCGCCGCCAGCTGAGCTGACGTTTCTTGCACAGCCTGGCGCGCCTTCTCGATGGAGACCTTGCGCTCATCCTCCGCCCTGGCCCGCGCCAGCCGCGCGGCCTCTCCGGACAGCACGTTGGCCAAGCGCATGAACCGGGTGTACCGGTCCATGGCATCCGAAGCATCGGTCAGCGCCTTCTCGACGTCGAAGGCGCTGTCACGGAACAACAGCATTGTCAGCGCCGCCGCCCCCGCTAAAGCCGCCAGTGCAGTGATCGGATTCGCGATTATCGTCGCCCAAAGGCTGGCCAACCCTGCCTTCACCGCCTCGATCGTCTCCTTCACCCCGCCCAGGGCGCTGACGATCTGGGGCCCCTGTTGGGCGAGGATGATGAAGGGCGAGGTCCCCATGCTCAGCTGCACGCCGATGTCCTGGATCTGGTAGGAAAGGTTGGCCGCCTGATGCCCCGCCAGCTGGAACCCGCCGGCCGCACCCCGGGCCTGCTGTGCCGCGGCCGCGAACCCCTCCTTCAGCCGCTGCCGTGCCGCGGCCGCCTCCGCGGCGGTCAGGGTACCGGCACGCTCTGCGGCGGCCACCTCTTTGATCGCGGCCACATATTGCCGCTTGGTCGCCTCCAGGGGCACATAGCGCTCCCGCAGCGCCTGGGCGGCTGCCGCGGCCTGGGCCTGGGCGGCGGCGGCCTCGGCTGCTGCCCGGGCGCCCGCTTGTTCCGCCAGTGCTGCTTCCCGGGTGCGGGCGGCATGGCCGGACAACACGGCGGCATGGGCTGCGAAGGCCTCCTTCAGCCGTGCCCTGGCGGCACCGGCCTGGGTGGCTGTGACGGCGCCAAGGCGCTCGGCCTCCGCGATCTGGCGCAAGCCTTCCTTGTAGCGCTGCCCGGCTGCGAACAACGGGTCTATGGCGCTGCGCAGCTCGTTCATCTGCCGGCCATAGGCCGCGCTGTCGGCCGCCCGATCCCGGCCGGTGGCGTCCCGCAGCACCCCGGTCGCCCGGTCAATCCGCCCAGCCACGTCGTTTGTCGCCGCGGCCACCGACCGGGCGGAGGCGGAGATCTCCGTCAGGCCCCGCGCTGCCGTCGCGCCCGATTGCGCGATCTCGCGGGCCGCGGAATTGGCCTCGTCCCGCAGCCGCCCCAGCTCGGCAGCCGCCGGCTTGGCGTCCGCCGATACCCGGATGCTCAGCTTCATGTCGCCGGCCACGTCCCGCTCCTTCGTCAGTTCTGCGCGTCCCAGACCTCCATGGCGGCGCCCTCGCACAGGCGTAGCTTGGTCCAGGTCTCTTCGGTCAGGCTCACACCGAATGCCTGGGCGAGGGCCGGGACCGCGGCATAATCAAGGCCGGTGCGCCGAACCACCCCACCGCCCAAGCCCGAGATCCCGAACCACCGCCATTGCGTCGACAGGGCGACGAAGAGGCGGAAGACGGCCCAGTTCTCGGGCCAGACCCACACGACCCGCTCTTCCGCCTCGGGCAGGGTGGCGGGGTCGATTCCCAACGCCCGCGCATCCTCCGTCAGGTCTCCACCGCCGCCGCCCCGGTCACCCGCCCAGGCGGCGACGGCGTCCGTCAGTTTTTTCCGGCGCGCCGTTGCACGGCTTCGCCTGACAGGCTCTTGCGATAGGCCGTCATCAGGCCGTTCAGGTAGAAGGGATTGTCCATGGCCTCCTCCAGCATGTCGGCGCTGAACTCCTCCTCCAATCCCTCCCAGCCGACCACGACTTCACGGAGGATGTTCTTGTCCAGGTCCATCGCTTCGCCGCTGCGCCCCTGGTCTCGCGCCTTGTCGGCTTCGGCGACCAGCTCGCGGCTCTCCGACGTCGGCAGGGCCCGGAACTCGGCCTTGAAGGTCTCGGTGATGAACTGCCCGGGAAGGCGCGGGTTGGGGCACTTCACATCCACGGGGAAGGAATAGGTCTGTTCACGCCCCTTGCGGATCGACGGCATGTTCGGACTCCTGGGTCAGGGAATGGTGCCCGTTACCGGGCGGGATGGGCCGGGGCGCGGGTAACGCCCCGGCAGGTCGGCGGGCCGTGTCAGCGGCCCGTGTGAGCGTAACCTGTCAGCGGACCGTGATCGTCAGCGGGCCGTTTGCGTGGGGCAGGAAGCGCAGCGGCGCCTGGAAGTGCCGATAACGGTCCTGCTCCTGGTAGCCCAGTTTCGGGCCCAGCTGCACGGCGTCGGCCGCGATCTCCACGATGTTGCCGGCGACCGTGCCGTGGACCAGGGACATCGCGACGGGCGTGGCGGCCGCAGCAATGGCGAACCAGTCCTTGGAAGCCATGCCGGGGTCCTCGAAGTTGGCGGTGCCCACGGGCACCGGGTCGGGCAGCTCGATCGATTCCTGGCCCACCAGGAAGCGGCCCTGGGGCTCATTGCCCAGGTCGACCGTCAACTCCTGCAGCCCGGGCGTCGCTGCGTCCAGGCTGAAGTCGGTATTGGCGCTGCCGACCAGCAGCTCACGGGCGCCGGTATAGGTCGCCGCCGGCAGGCTGCCCGGACCGCTGGTGATGGGGCGCAGCAGCCCGCGCCCGGAAACCTGCAGGAACAGGTAATTCTTCGCCGCCGCCCGCAGCGCCGCCTTGGCGCGGAAACCGACGATCGTGTGGATCACCCCCTTCATCTGGAAGATCAGGCTCGCCGACTCATGGCCGGTGTTGATGGGGGTATAGGCCACGTCGGTGCCGACGGTGACGGTCTCCGCGAAGCCGCAGGCCCGCAGGACGGCGCCCCAGGACGGGGCGGTGCCGGCGGTCCCGCTGCCGGAAAGCGGGACGTCAAAACTGACCTGGACGTGGATGCCCGCCAGCTCGGCCTTCGGCGCGCCCATGGCCTGGTTGTCGATCTCCAGCACCACCTCGTCGCCTTCCACCGGCGTGATCTGGGCGCTGACGGTCTTGACCGCGTTCGCCGCAGCCGTGGGGGTGCTGTTGGTGCCGTACGTGGCCTCCGTCTTCAGCAGCACCAGCTTCTCTTTCCAGGTGAATGCCATCGGGCCTTACTCCTTGCTCTTGTCCGCCCGGGGGGCGGCATTGATGTCGGTGGCACCGCCGGCCGCCAGGGGCGCGCCTTGGGACTTGCCGCGGGACGCTGCACCGGCCGGCTGCAACGCGCCGGTACCCGCGTCGCGGATGTAGCTGCCGCCCATGGCGGGCGGGGTACGCTTGGCATCAGCCATAGGTCACCTCCATCGAAAAGCTGTCCTGCCACCACAGCCCGTCCGCTCCGACGCGGATCAGATCGCCGCCGGCATACTGGCAGGCGGTCTGTGCCCCGGGGGCCGTCCACCCCATCAGGGCTGCGCGCAGTGCGGCCCGCACGGGCTCGATCCGGATGACCGCCTGACCGCCGGTCGGGTCGGCCCGCTCCGCCGAAACCGCAATGATGATGCCGAAGGTCACCTGCACAGCCTGGGGCAGGGCGTCGGCCTGGCGCGGCATCGCCGTCTCGGTCAGCGGCACGATGTAGGCCGCAGGCAGCAGGTGCAGCGGCGGCATGGTGTCGACGCTGGCGTATGCTGCCGCACCACCGATGTCGCGCAGCACGGGCGCAGGTCCCGCCCCCAGTTGTTCGCGTAGCCGCGCCTCAATCTCATCCAGCATCGCTTCCCCCTGCGGTCAGGGCGACCGTGCGCGCCAGGTGCTCGGAAAGCTCGGCCACGATCGCGACCCGATCCTCGGTCGAAATGCCCAGGAAGGGGCGCGCCGGGATCCGGATGACATGGGCGCCGACCTGCACCTCGCGTTCCAGGTTGGCCGTCTTGCGGCGCGCGAAGCCTTTCTTGAACGTGACGTCGTGCCCGCTGCCGCGGATGGTGTTGTAGATCTTCTGGGTGCGGGCGCCGCGCTTGATCTCACCCCCGAACTGGTGGATCGCGCCATAGGGGCGGTCAGTGCCGACATGCACGGTGTCGCTGCCTTCCAGCTGGTACCGGATCGTCCGGGCCAGGTAACCGCGCATGACCAGGATGGCCGCCGGTGCGCCCATGCGCGCCTTGCGGCGCAGCGTGGCAGGCTTCAGCGGCGCCCAGGCGGTACCGTCCGGCGCAATGGAGCGGCCGAACCGGTCACTGGTGGATCGCATCAGGACCTCGCCGACGTTCTTCAGGGCGGGGCGCAGGTCGCCGACCGCGACAGCCAGGTCATTCAGCGCCCGCTGCACCTCGGCATCATCGGCCCGGAACTCCACGGCTGCGCCGGCCATCAGACGAACCCCCCGAGAGCATGGTCGCCGAAGACCGGAGCAGGACCAGCGGACAAACCGCCGCCACCCGGTCGGACGGCGGCACCGTCGGCAGACGTCGTCCGGGTCAACTCCACCCGCCCGTCGGCGATGTCGCGCAGGGTGGCCAGGGCCTGCCGCTTGGCCGCGTCGATCGGGCCACCCGATTCCAGGCTGGACCCATGGTAATCGGCCCGCACCAGGTCGCAGACCAGGCGCTTCAGCAGCGGGTCGGCCTCGGCCAGGGGCAAGCTGTACCGCCCGCCCACATAGCCGTCGACGATGGCCCCGGCGTCCTCCAGCAGGCGCGCGACAAGGTCCGGGTCGGCGACCTGGTCCCGGTCGCGGTCGCAGAACTTCATGACCTCGGCGGTCCCGAAGCGATCGACCAAGTCCTGGAGCGTGGCGTAGGTCATGCCCCGGGTGCCTGCCGCACGGCGTGCGCGCCCCAAAGGAAGGCGGTCTCGAACTGGGTCTGGGCGACGGAGATCTCACGCGACGGCGGCAGGACGCCGAAGAAGCCGCGCACCATGGCGCTCAGGCTCTCCAGCGTCTCCAGCGCGACCTGGCGCTCTTCGTCGGTGAGGGGCTGGCCCTTGTCCTGGATCTGCACGACATTCTCCTGGGTCTATCGGGCGCTTTCTTCGCTGGTTCCCAGGCCAGCAGGCCGCTCCGCACCTCCACCCCCTGTTCCCTATCTGGAGTGGCGCCGGGGCAGTGGCCGTCTCCTCCACGGCCCCAAGCCCCACCCGGCGGTCAGTCCGGGTAAGGGGCTTGGGAAAAAAGGTAGGCCGGCGGGCTGAACCCCTACGTCTGAAGCGGCTGCTTCGCGTTCCCATTGGGTGCTGGGGCCCTTGCGAGGCGTACCAGACCGGCCGCGGGTATCTCGTTACTGCTTCGCCTCCCCGGCGGCGCCGGTAACGGCCTTGGCGCCCCGCCGGCCCTTCGGCGGGGCACCGGGGGCAGGCTCACCCTGCTCCCCGGCCCCGGCGTTGCCTTCGGCCCCTGTGGCCTCCGGTCCTGCCAGCTCAGGCGTATCGGGGGTGAAGGGGGCAGCCAGACCCGGATGGCCGCCCCCTCCTGCCGCCGGCGGGGCGGCGGAGAGAGCGCCGGCGGGTCCGTGCAGCGGGGCCAAGGCCCGCCATATGTCGTCGATCGTGCAGCCCACGAACTTGGCCAGCGTGTCGATCGCGCGGTTGACCTTGACCTCGCTCGGTTCCGCCCGACCGTCCAAGACCGGCTGGGCGGAACCGCCGGCGATCAGCTTGACGGCGATGGCGTCGTCCAGCTCCAGCTCGTCGCCGGGCCGGATCTGCACGCCATCGCAGCGGATGTCGGATGTGGCGCGGATCCGCATGTCAGGCCACCGCGTCCTGGATGAAGTAGCCCAGCTCGGGCGCGATCACCTTCTCCTTCACCGTCTCGCCGACACGCACGCGCTGGCCGCCACGCAGGCCGATCTTGCTGTCGGGCTGGCTGCCGGCGATGCGGGTGCCGTACTGGGCGGTGAAGCCGAAGGTGATTCCCCGGTTGTTGTTCGCCTGCGGATTGATGTGCAGCAGGGCGATGTGCTTGCCCCAGGTACGCAGGGCCACGGGGTTCTGACCCTTCTTCGCCTGGTTGACGAAGCTGCTGCCGACGATGACGCGGTCGATCTCCAGCAGCTCCGCCACCTGCTCGCGGGTCAGAAGGCCCTTCGGATCGGCCACGTTGGGCTGGAGCGCGGCCAGCATCGACCGGTTGGCCCGCAGCTTGGTCCAGGCGGCCTGGCCGATGACCAGCGTGTTCGGCCGGTAGATCAAGGTGGCGTCCAGCGCGTCGTTCAAAACGCCCAGGGCATCGCTGTCCTTGTGGCTGAACTGGTCGGTGCCGGCCAGCTGGACCTTGTAGCCGGCCTTGTAGGTGGCGGGGTTGAAGATCAACCCGGCGGTCCGGATCTCGCGATCCAGCAGGATCAGGTCGGTCAGGTACTCGGTGCTGTCCATCAGCGGGTCGACCACGATGCCGCCGTTGGTCTCGCTTGCCGCCGCCTGGTCGATGTCATCCTGCGGCACGGGATCGTCCAGGCCGTAATCCTCGGCCAGATCCGTGCGCTCGGTCGACGCGAAGCTGACCTCGTTCGGCTGGCCGCGGCGGCCGACGAAGGTATTGGGCACGGTGATGCCCTGGGCCAGGTCGTACTCCTTGTACTTGAACTCCTTGACGTTCACCGGCACCCGGGGAAGGACCAGGTCCGCGATCAGACTGACCGCCGGGTTGCGGTACTTGACGGAGAGGGCGACCAGGCTCGGGTTGACGGAAAAGGGCGTGCCGCTCATGGGCGTGATCCTTCAGCTTGTCGTGTCCCCGCCGCGATCGCGGTCACCGGGGTGTCTGGTGGTTACGCCAGGCCGGGCGCGATCAGGACTTGGCCGATGTCGCCGGCAACGCCGGAGACCTCGGCCGTGCCGATGACGCGGACGACAGACGCGGCCGCGGTAGTGGCGTTCTGGGCATAGGCCGCGGCCGCGTTCTCGGCGTGGGCATGCCGCGTGGCGGCCACGGCCCGGCCTTCCGCGTCAGCGGTCAGAAGATCGCCGCGGGTGACGTTGCCGCCGTAGACGACATCGGCGATGCCGGCCCGGACCACGTCCAGACGCTCGCCGACAGCGGCGCCGCCGGGATGGCAGCAGATGCCGATCAGGGCTGCGGCCGCGGCGGCGGCCTGCACCACCACCTGGTCACCGGAACCGAAGGTGACGATGCGGTTCTCGCCGACGGCGCCGCCCGCCCGGTAGGTTTTCACGATGTGCTTCACGCGCTTGCTCCCTTCATGACATGGCGGATGGCGGCCTGGAAGGTGACCGTCCGGCCGGCTTTCTCCTGCTCGGCCTGGTGCCTCTCCGCGGCGGCGGTGATGGCGTCCGGGTCGGCGAAATCGACCGTCTCACCCCCGGCGACCTCGCCCATGGGGACACGGGCGGGCAGCGCGGCGACGAAGCCCTTGAAGATGTCGATCGGGCGCTTGACGCCACCCTCCGCGAAACTGACGACACCGGCCTCATCCAGCGCGGACATGAAGCCGACCAGTTCCGCCTTTTCGCCGGGCAGGACCCGGCCGGCGCCGATCTGCTCCTCCAGAAAGGCTCCATTCTCGGCTGCCCGCTGGGTGGCCCGGGCCGCGGCGGCATCCGCCTCCCGGGCGACCATCCGCGCCTCACGGGCGGCCAGGTCGGCCTCGCGCTGCGCCAGCTCGGCCGCCTTGGCGTCGGCGTTTCCGGCCGGATCGGCGGCCGGCTCGGAGAAGCCGACGTGCCGCGCATCGTCCGACAGGGCCGCCTCGGTGACCATGTCCAGCTCCCAGGTGGGCAGCGCCTTGTCGGCCTCCTCCTGGCCGTAGCGGCCGATCAACCACTCACGCATGCTCCGGAGCAGACGGGCGAGACTCCGTTCACCCCAGTCGCCGAACTCGACCACACCCTCCCCCGCCTCGGCGAAGCTGGCCTGCTTCAGGCCCTTCACGGCCGGTGGCTGGGCGCCAAGGAAGCCGACGTGCCGCAGGTGCAGCTTGCCGGGTGTGGGGTTGCCCGCCGCCCCCGGCAGGTAGAAGCTGGCGCTCACCTTCTTGAACCGCCCCTGGGCCACCAGTTCCGCGAAGCTGGGGTCGACCTGGTCCACATCGGCCAGCAGGCGCCCGCCATCGGCGCGCAGCCCTGCAACCCAGCCATAGGCGGGCAAGTCGGTCTTGGGGTGCCCTACGACGATCGGGGCCTCATGCACGGCCGGATCATAGGCCGCCGCTGCGGTCGCAAGATCGGCCTCGCTGAAGTCGTAGGTCTTGCCGTCGATCGCCGTATGCGATCCGGCGGCGAAGATCTCGATGGTCTTCCTGGACATGTCTCGGCACGGCCTCGGTTGGATCAGGCCGGCAGAATGAACCATCCCATGCCACGGGTTACCCCCCCGGAGCGGAGGGGTGGAAGGCCACTCCGCGGGACGTTTCCGGGCGGGCCGAACGATAGCGCCGGTAACGCACCGGTAACGCCCCCTGGATAGGGGTGGGGCACCTTGGGGGTACTTCTCCGGGGCTCCCACCGCTGCCCCCATTCAGCGGCCGTCTGATGGGCCTTCTTGCCGACGGCGGGATATGGGGCCATATTGGACATGCAGGGGGACGGTAGGTCCGCATGCCGATGACCGGCCCCCGAGCGGGGGCGCGCATGCGGGCGACGCTAGCCCACAGCCACGGGTCCCGCTGCCCTTGTCCGCAGGTCCCCGCGGCGCCAGACCAGGCGGCCCCGCCGCAGCTTGGCCAGGTAGTCGGCCTTCCCGAAGAACGCGGTGACACCGATCCAGAAGCCTCCCTCGGCATGGACGATCACGGGTATGGACTTGTCCTTCCCCACTGTCACCAGCTTGACGTAGCGGCGGACCAGTCCGATGCGGCCGGTCTCCCGGTTTCGGCTGAACTCGACCCAGACCTCCGCCGGATCGGCTATCGTCTCGGGCATGAAGGGCCACCAGGCATCCCGCCCGGTCCAACGCTTCGGCGCCTCCAACACGTGGTCGGCGATGGCTTGGGTCAGCCGGATGTGCGTGCCGGTCGGATCGACGAACACCGCCTCATCGCCGCCGATCGCGGCCCGCAGGTTTCCCCGCAGCGCGATCTCGTCTCCCTCTCGGGCAGTGGGCCCCAGCCTCGCCACCGGAAGGTCGGCGGGCACCCGGGGCAGCGTCGCGGGATCAACGTCCACCTGGCCCCAGGTGGGCAGCGGCTCCCAGACGGACTCGTTCCCGTCGACGATCCGCTTGGCATGCTCCGGCCGGCCCCAGGCGGCTTCGCCGACATTGTAGGCCCAACCGGGGTCCAGCCCCTCCGGCACCCTGACCGTCACATCGCCGCTGGAGGTGCGCAGCCGGTGCGCCACTTCCTTCACCGGCGGTGACGGGTCGGGCCCGTCCTTGCCCAGGGCGGCCAGCTCGCGTGCGCTCAGCGGCTGGATCCTGCACTGGCACCCCCAGCCGTTCGGCGGATAGTGGGTATCCCAGAACGGATCGTCCCAGTGCAGCACCATGCCGTCCCATGCCTTGTGCTGCAGCCGCGGGTGTCGCACCCAGTCAGAATGGTCGTACTGCCAGAACGGTCGGACAGCCAGGACGTCGGGGTCGGTCATCTGCTTGTACCGGCCGGCCTGGTAGGCGGTGTTCAGGTTCGTCTCGTAGATCACCTTGCTGCGCCACCCGCGCCCACCCTTGTAGGTCCAGCCATGGGCCGCGACGATCCGGTCGAACTCCTTGCGGAAGTCCTCCAGCGTCAGCTCTCCCCGGACCACACGCTCGACGGTCGCCCGGAAATCGGCCAAAAGCTCGTCCCGGGTGGCACCTGCGATGGTGAAGGCGCGGGCGTGCTGTCCTTCGCGCAGATCGGTCCAGCGCTCGGTGGGCAGGTTCACCTTCTGCCGCAGGTAGTCGATGGCCTCCGCGAAGGAAAGGCTGCCCCATTCGACCGTCACGGCGTCCCCCGGGTCTGGTCCATCACCTCCCCGCGCCCTGCCAGCTCGGCCAGGACCAGAGCGTCGGCAAGGACCTGCCCAAGCCCGTTGGTGTCCACACCCTCCAACAGGGCCAACAGCCGTTCCGGCAGATCCTCGATGCGCTCGACCTCATCCAGGGCCGCGCGCACGGCCGCCACCATCACCTCGATCTGCGTGTCCGCCACGGCGGCCAGCTTCTCGGCGATGATCCGGACAGCGGTCTCCTCCGGCTCGGCAAATGACGGATCGGCCCGCCCATCGTCCCCAGTGGCAACAGCCGCCGGCTGATCTGCCCCCGGTCCAAGGGGGGCCTGAGCCGGCGGGCGAGAGCCCGTCTCGCGCGGCTCGAACCCGTCGCCGTAGGTTGTCCGGATGTAATCCGGGGTCGGCTTGTACCCCATCGCGAACAGCACGGCATCGCGGTCTGCCTGCGGCTTCAGGTCCGGTTCGTCATCGTTCCGGCGCCATACCCGGGGTGGGGCAGCGCCGGGGTAGTTCCACTCGGTCAGCCAACGCGCGGGACCGGCGTTGAAGCTCTGGCACAGGAGGTCGGCATCCGACTTTATGACATCCTTGGCCACGCCTGCGTGGACCTCAGCCTGCGAGCGCGATGATCCGTTGTCGGTGGTCATCGTCTGGGACAGGATGATCTTGGCGATCGCCGCATCCATGGACTGATGGAAGGATCCGGCGTCCACAGACCCGCTGCGGGTCGCCTCCAGCAGTTCCAGGACTGTATCCTGCGGGACGACGACGGCCGAGGCCGAGCTGACGGACATCGCCGTCCGCAGCAGCTCCTGCCGCTCCGCCTCGGACATGCCCTGGGGGTGCTTGCCGACCACGGTGGGTGTGCTGAACTTGTCCAGGAAGCGCAGCCAGAGCTTGATGCCATTGCGCTTGAAGAAGACAGGCCAGTACAGCCAGTGCGCCAGGCCAAGGCCGTACGGGTCATCGTCGTTGTCGGCGCCAGTGTTGAACCACCAGAACTTCCGATCCGGTACCGGCACCCCGTCGAAGGGATGGTCCGGCAGACGCAGGCGCAGACGGCCCTGGTCGTCGAAGCGGAAGCGGCGCTGCTTCCGGACCTTGATCCGATCCAGCACGATCTCCGCGCCGTCGCGCGCCCAGATGCATTCGCCGACCGCATAGCCGTAGAAGACGCCGTAATGCATCTTGGCTGTCGTGCGGTCCCACTCGATCGCTGCCAGCTGGGCTTTCAGGCTCTCCGCCGCCTTGCGGTCGCGACGGGACGGCCCCCCCGGCTCCACCTCCCATTCGCAGGCAACGACCGCCAGGCGTCGCTGCTGCAGGCAGCTCTGGACCTGGTCGTCCTGCAGCACCCATTCATAGGTCCGATAGTCCCCGCCCTTGGCCAGCAGGATGGCGTCCTGCGGCTCCAGGGATTGCGCCGGGATGAAGCCGCGGGTGATGTCGCGGCCATCGGCGATGCCCGCGAATTCCGTGAAGATGGCTGATGTTCTTGCCATGTCGCTGCCCGCCTACCTGATGAAGCCGTCGATGTCCCGGGTCCACCCGGTGACGGGATCCTCGTCCGCGCCGAAGCCCATGCCGCGCTCCGACCGCCCGGACTCGGCGAAGCGCCCGGCCTGTCCCGTCAATGCACGGGTACCCCCGACAAGGATGTCCCGCCCGCCGCGCAGCATCCCCACCACACGCCACGCCATCTCCAGCGCATCCGGGCCGTCGTCATGGTCCGCCAGCGGGTACTGCTCCAGCTGCTCGCGCAGCGCGGTATGCCCCGGGTGGAAGCGGAGCAGCCCGTGCTTCACATGCGGCTGAAGGCTCATGATCCGGAGATCCTTGGGGTACTGATGCAGCAGCTCGACCGCCGGCACCGGCACCCCCGCAATCGCGGATCGCTTGATCAGCTCGCTGAACAGGAACGCTTGGAACTGGACCGCCTCGATCCCCCACATCAGGCACCGGTACTGCCGCTGCAGGTCGATGATGTCGCTGATGATGATGTCCGGCACCCGGCGCCGGATCGCCGCCTCGACGACGTCGACGATTCCGGTCTCCCGGTTCAGGCCCAGGACGATCAGCGCGCTGGGGTCCGACTTCTTGCTTTCCTTGCCGAGGGAGGGGTCGCAGGCGGCGCCGAAGATCCACTCGGCCAGGCGCACGACCCAGAACGTCAGGTTCTGGAAGGGCGCATCCTCATTGTCGTTCGGCTCGTTCTGCTGCTCGCTGTTGAAGGACCGGGTGCCGATCTTGATGCGCAGCTTCATCAGGACGAGGACGGTGCGCACGCCCGGCCAGCTGACCACTGCGCCGCGCTCCATCTCCTCCCGGTTCGCCTGGTAGAAAGCGTCGGCCTCCACCTGGGCCCGGTCCTTGTCGGTGTCGTCGCCAGGATCGGCCGACCGCACGATCTCCTCGTACCGGTCCCACAGATCCATGCGGTCAGGCCATTTCCGGAACGACTTGAAGTGCGCCGACCGCCACATGGGGTTCTTGGCCTTGCGGACGATCACGGCGTCGGGGTGCAGCACGGTCCCTACATAGACGACGTCCAGCCGACCGGCGGCGTCACCCAGGTTCAGGACCGCTCGATCGATCCACTTGTCCAGCTTATCGCGCAGCTCCTTCGACTGGACGTTCTCGTCGTTCTCCAGATCGTCCAGCACGACCAAGTCGGGCCGGCGCGCGCCCTGGCGCCGGCCGCGCAGCTTCATCCCGCCGCCCACGCCCTCAAACTTGCAGCCATTGGCCGTGATCGCCTCGCCCTCGCGCCACAGCTTGGTCTTGCCGCAAAGCTCCGGGAAGTCTAGGCGCAGCCGCGGGTTCGCCTCCAGCTCCGCCTTGATGGACTCGATCATCCCGCAGGCCTGGGCGAAGACATCCATGACGACGATGACGTAGCGCCGGATCTTTCGCGCGAAGCACCACAGGACATAGAGCTGGGAGCAGTAGGTCGACTTCGCCTCGCCCCGGGGCGCCTTGATGACCTGGTTGATTCCGCCCGGGCCGTTGGCGATCGCCGGCAGCCGATCGTAGAGGTAGAGGTGCAAGTGGGAGGGCTTGTCCGGATCCCGGATGTAGTGGGGGAAGTAGGTCTCGCAGAAGAACCGGAACCCATCCGGCGCCAGGGCCTTGGCGCGGCGCTCCTCGATGGCAGACTTCCCGTCGTCCAGGCCCGTCACCTCCGCCTCAATTGTCTGGCGGATGGAGGAGCCCAGCTCCTTCAGCTCCTTCTGGAGGTCGGCCCAGGCATAGCCTTGCGGCCGCAGCACCCAGCCATCGACCTCATCATCAAGGGGTTCGTCCAGGCCGAAGGGGGCGGCCATCAGCGCAGCTCCTTCGCGAGGTAATCGCCGAACGGCTCCAGCAGGGCTGCCAGAATGGGCAGGCTGTCACGGTGGTGCGCTTTCGCAAACTTGACCAGCCGGTGCAGCACATCGGCCGCGATCGCCTGCTTGTTCAGCTGCGGCGCTGCCTTGGCCACCGCGCTCATCGTCTTGTTCATCGCGTCGGCAAGGCGCGACATCGCCTCGGCCTTGTCCAAGGGGTCTACGTCCTGGGCCGCCATCAGCCCCTGCACCGTGGCGGCGTGCAGGGTCATGTAGTCTTCCAGCATTATCTGCCCGAGGTTGGCCTGGCCCTCGCTGGTCAGCCGCACCACCGAACGCGCGCGCTCCCAGTCGTCGCCCGCGTCCTCGGCCGCCGCCTTCCAGCGCCTTGCCGTCGCATAGCCGACCCCCTCGGTCTCTGCCGCCTGGGCCAGATCCATCCGGTCGTAGACGTAGCGGCGGCGGAGGGCGTCGCGCTTCTCAGGCGTGTGGGCCATGGCTCAGTCCGCCGGACGGAGGGGCTTCAGCAGGGCGGCCTGGAGTGTCGTCAGGCTCTTCAGGCTGTCGGCCATGTTCGGCTGCTTCACGCCCGTATGGACCCTCCGGCCCTCGGCCACATCCCGGCCGCCGGGCAGCAGCGTCGCCACCACGGCCCCCGACACGATGTCGGCCGCCACCAGGGCCTCCTTGTGCAGCCACAGCAGCTGATCGCGGACCTGCGGGCGCTCGGCTGCGATGTGCACGGCGTTGACCAGGTCGGTCAGCAGACTCTCATGCCCCTTGGCGCCCGGGCACTCGTCCCCGCTGGCCAGCGCCCGCAGCAAAGCCAGACGCAGGTGCTGCGTCCAGGGCGTGGCCATGTCTTCCAGGTTCATCGGATGATCCTTTCGGCGGCTGATGCCCGGGCGGCATCGGCGATGATGTCATCGTGCCTGGCGACCGCGTCGCGCAGCCGGTGAAGGCCGCCCAGTTCGGCCTCCAGGACGCCGGTCAGGCGCTCCAGTCGATTGACCACGGCGTTCAGGCCGTCCTGTGTCGGCATGTGGCGCAGGCGTTCCTGAAGCACCTCGTGGTCCCGGTGCAGCTCCGCCAGCCGGGCCGTGATCGCGGCTTGGTTCGTCTCCAGCTGCCCAATCCGCCTTTCCCGCTCCTCCCGCTCAGCCTGCACGGCCACGGCAACATCTTCGTGCCGGGCCAGGCGCGGGGCGAACAGCCACAGGAACAGCGGACCCACCAGGCCCAGCAGCCCCAGGAGCGGGCCGATCTTCTCGATCCAGGCCAGCATCTCAAGCGTCCTGGATGCGGCGGTGCGCGTCGGCCAGGGCGGCCTGGAGCTGCTGCCACTCCTCCGGTGTCGGGTCGCGTCCCTGGGCGGCCAGGGACTGCACCAGGCGGCGGCCCTCCTGTGCGGCGGCGACGCCCGCGGCGGCGGCTTCGGCGATGGTCAGGCCCAGGTGCAGGGCCCGGGCGATGCTGGTCGGGTTCATCGGGGGGCGTCCTTGCCGGCGGCGGGGGTGGCGGAATCGGCGATGTACCAGCCGAAGGCGTCCACCGCGGCGCGGGCCATGGCCAGGTAGCGGTCCACCTCCCCCGGCTTGTCCACCGCCCATTCGGCCGCCAACAGGGCGGTCCGCACATGCAGCAGGTTCTTGTAGGCCTCCGCGTCCAGCCGCTTGACCTCCGCCTTGACGGCCGAGGGCAGCACGTCGGCCTCCAGCAGGGGCAGCACGGCCAGCTGGGCCGCGTGGTAGTCGGCCGTGACGGCATACAGGGCCTGCGCCGGCGTTACCGCCCCGCCCTCCACCGCGGACCGGGTAACGGCGGTTGCGGCGCAGCCGACCGGCCCGCCGAGAAGGACCAGGACCAGGGCGAAGGGCGCGAAGAACAGCGGCAGCATGTCGCGCCGCGGGACGGGCAACCCGCTGCCGATCGGCTGCCGGGCCTTGACCCGGCCATAGGCGGCGATACCCAGTCCGAGCGCGGTGAACAGGTCCAACACGATGCCGGTGACCTCCGCCACCTCCGCATCGGTCAGCGTCACACCCAGCGCGCGCTCCAGCAGCTGGGCCAGCAGGACCACCAGCAACCCGGCGAAGGTCCGCGACAGGAAAAACGGTTTGGGCGTGGCATCCGCCATGGCGGGCCTCCTACAGACGGTTGGCGATGATGGCGTTCCAGGCTTGGGCGTATTTGGCCGGGGTCCCGGCGCCCAGGGGGGTGTTGTAGACCTGCTTCCACAGGGCCGCGGCCGCCAGGACATTGCCCTGGGGCGGCACCGGCAGCGGCGAACGCCAGTAGACCAGGCGCGCCATGACGGCCCCGTAATAGGCATTGGCCGCCAGCTGGTCATGGCGCGGCATGTCGGGGATCAGCAGCGCCTGCACCGCCGCCCGCAGGGGCGGCCGGTGGGCCAGGAACCGGTCCCAGATGTCGTCATGGGTGGCGGGCTCGATCTGCCACCAGCCGATGGCGGGGCCGGTCGGGTGCTGGCGGATGTCGCGGTATCCGCTTTCCACCGCCCCGGTCCCAAGGACCAGGTCGATGGCGCCTTCGCTGGCGAAGGCCGCCATGCCGGGCACGGCCGCGACCCGCGCCAGGGCGGGGGCGATGATCGTGCCGCGCAGGTACCGGATAGACCGCATGGAAAAGGCCGCCATCTGGGGGGAGATGGCGGCCAGTATCGCGTGCGCGGGGTGCCGGGTTACCCCCGGCGGGCGGGGGGTGTCAGGCCGTCCGAATGCGGTCGGCCAGCCGTACCAGGACATCGCCGGACAGGGCCACGATATCCGCCATGGTGTCGCGGCGCACTTGGCACCGCTCCTCCCGGTCCAGGCTCAATAGATAGGACAGCCCCTCCAGCGCCCGCCCCACCAGTTCCACATCATGGGCCGCGTCTTTGACGGCCAGAGGAAGGTCAGCCATGGGCGCCCCCACCCTGCAGCCGGGTGCGCATGGCGGCGGCGCTGGCCACCGCCCGCGCCCGCACCTCCGCCGGGGCCGGGTCGATCAGGCCCAGCACCTCCAACACCCGCAGATCCTTGGTCACCGTGCGCGGATGCCGGTCCAGCATCTTCGCCGTCTCCGCCACGCTGAAGCCCCGGCGGCGATAGGCCAGCACCCGGCGCAGTTCCGGCTTCTGGTGCAGCGTCAGCCGGGCCAGGGTGGAGACCAGGGCCTTCGGCACCGCCACCATGTCCGGCGGCGGCAGGGCGGGGCTGGGCGCCGGATCGGCCACCCTGGCCTCCAGCGTGTCCAGCACCCACACGCGGAAGGCGGCGGCGCGCGGCGAATTGGTCAGCATCGCCACCAGCGCCGCCCCGCGCGGGCTGAACACGCGGGCCTGCTGCGACCCGCCGGACGTTGGAACGGTGACGATCTGCGTCAGCTCGGCGGTGAACTCTTTGCGGTGCTGCCGCACAATCCGCTTCAGGGTTCTGTCGGTGACCCCAAGGGAGTGACAAACCTGTCCCCCCCTTATCCAGCGGATACCTGATGCATCGTAAATGTCGATTGGGTGGCCGTCGTACTCCGCGACGGAAGTGGGCTTCAACAACATGATCGGCACTCCTGTGATCATAGATGAGGAGTGCGGCCTTACGTTTTCGAGGCGATCAGTCCGCACCCAGGGCTCGAAAACACGTCACAGGAGCGTGCCCCCATGCCTTTAGGCTTGCGCCCTGGACATGCGCATGGGGACCCTGGGCTGAAGCGGATTGGTCCGCGCCAAGCTCTCGGGTGGCGTCACCGCCTGTGATCATCGGGTTTTCGAGGCCCGTGGCAGGACGGTAACGCCGATGGCGCGATGGTGTCAAATCAGATGCGCCGGTCATGCCTCACCTACCTTCCGCTCTCGCATACGGCGCAGGGAGGGGGTGATCCAATCGACACGGGTCATGTCGCCGGGGAAGTAGGGTGGGAGGGATCCTTCCTTTGTCTGCCTGATCCGCTCGACAATGGGGCGGGCAAAGGCGGCGCCGACCGGATCGAAGTCTTCCGCCAACTCGAAGTCGATCTCCCAATCCTCCATGTCCGAACCCTGCTGGTAGCGGCGTATCTCGAAAACGGAATGCGAAATCGTGTGCGCCAGCAGCCGCGCCCGCTCGTGGCTCAGGTGCTTGGGGTTCGGGGGGGAGGAGACCCGCTGATCTTCGGGCAGGAGGGCCAAAGCCGCAGGCAGGTCAAGGTGCTGCTCCAAGAGCGTGATGATCCCGGCCTTGGCACGCGGCACCTTCGCGGTGGGGCATACCGTTCCAGCCACCGCACGCAGATCGTCCACTGTCAGCCAGCGCAGGGCGTCTGCAACGGACACCGGCGCCGGCCGACCGGCCGCGATGTGCTGATAGTCCTTGTAGGTTACGGGCCACAGATTTTCCTCCGTGAACCGCGCGATCCAGTTTTCCAGCCAGGGCCAACGCCAGTCCGCTTCGCTGAGACCCGCCGCGATGTAGCGTTCCTCTAATCGCGTGTCACCGGATCTGTTGGCGATGACATAGCCGCTGCGCAGATGGCCCAGCACCCAGGCCGGCACCCCTTCCACCGTCTCCATGACCCGGTCGAATCCGATCAAGATCGTCTCCGGATCGGTCGCGACATCCTTGCCGAACGACATGCTGCCTCCGTTACCCAGGCCCGCCGGGATGGCGGGCGGTAATGGGCAGGGTTGCATAGCCAGGAGGGGAGAGTCAGCCATCGGTGCGTCTCCCGCGCCGCCACGCGAACAGGGGCAGGGGCGGCGGCTCCGGCCGGGGGGCGGATTTCGGGCCGATTTGCAGGTTTGCGCAAATCGGCTCCACGCCCATGCAGTACCGGCTGATGGTATCCACATCCCGGTTCAGCAGGCCTGCGATCTGGCGCAGGGTTTTGCCCTTGGCCCGCAGCTCTCTCGCCCGGCACAGGGTCAGGTAGTTGACCGCCCCGGGCAGCTTGACCCGGGCGGCCCCGAACTCCTGGTGCAGCAGTTGCACCGCCCGGCGGCCAAGGATGGCCACCAGCCGGTTGTCCGGCCGGGGGTTGGCCGGGAACTCCACCCGCTCGCCCCCCAGCTCCCGCGCCAGCCGCCGCGTCCGCTCCTCCCCCGCCACCCGCACGATGGTCAAATAGACTTCCGGCCACATGGGCAGGCTGTCCCGGCGGCGCAGCCGCTCCGCCTCTTCATCGGTCAGGCTGTGGCGGGGCGGCGCGCTCACAGGGCAAGCCTCCCCTGCGCGAACAGGGCATCGGCCTCCTGCGCCCGGCGGCCGCTGTCACGCCGCACCTGCTCCAACTCGGCCGCCTCCCCCTCCGACAGGGGGATGTAGGGCGCAAAGGAACAGTCGCTGGTGGCTTCGATCAGGTCCAGCAGGGCCGCGCGCAGCAGACGGTCCGTCGCGGGCATGGCGGCGGACAAGGCGGCCGCGAAGGCGGCGATCTCCGTCGCGGGGCCACCCAGGATCAGGCGCCCGTCGGGGTGGTACAGGCTGTGACCGTCCGCCCGATACATCTCAGAAGCTCCGGAAGTCGTCGGTGGGGCCGAGGAACGTGATGACCGTGGGCGTGGTCGCCAGCTCGATGCAGGCCAGCAGCGGCCGCCCGGCCAGCTCGATCTTCCACCACCCGCGCGACCGCCTGCCGCAGACGGCGATCAGCTCGGCCTGCGCCAGCCCCTTGGCCGGCGGCAGCTGGGCCGCCAGAAGCTGCGCCAGCAGGACCTGGGTCAGCCCTGCCGACCAGGTCAGACCGTGGCGCTGCTGAAGCCGCTGCCGGGCATGGTCCGTGACAAACAGGGGATGGATGGGGCGGTGGTGCTTAGCCATGGACATCCACCCCTTCCCGGCGGGCATAGGCTTTCAGCCGGTCGATCAGCATGGATTTCTCGACGGTCGAGACCCACCTCAGACTGGCCAGCTCCGGCATGCCCAGTTCACCGGCGCACCAGGCCAGCAAAGCCTTGTCCCGGCGGTCGCGGACCACCCCGGCCTGGGCCATCGTGATCCACATGGCCTGGAGCTTCCGCGCTTGGCGATCATCGCGCGGCACCCGGGCGGCGCCGGCGCGGGCGGTGGCGCTGGTGTCCGGGGCGCCGGCCGCGATCATGGCCTTATGCACCAAAATCAGCTGCGCCTCCGTCATCGCCCGGGTTGACGTCTCGCCCCCGGCATGCAGGCCCAGGAAGGCCCGCCAGGTCGCCTCATCGGCCAGGGCGGGCAGCTGGCGGCGGGTCGCCTGCACCCGTTTCAGGGCGGCAGCCTGCCCCCCGGGGGCGGGCGGGGCCTTGGGGGTGGAGGGGTTGGCGCTGCGCTTCATCGGGTTTGTCATGGGGCGGCGCTCCGGAACGGGGATTGGCCCAGCACGCGGCGCTCCAGGGCGCGCAACTCGGCTTTCGACAGGTCGGTCAGCAGTCGGATGGTGTCGGCGCTGGTACCCATGATGATCAGCCCGACCGCCAGCTCCCGCGCCTCATGGGGCTTGCGGGTGCGGTTGCTGCGGGCAGGGACAGGGTGGGCCTTCGTCATGGTCGGCTCCGCCTCCTGTGGGAGCGTTGCAGGGCCGCGTCCTCCTCGGACAGGAGGTCGCGGAGGTCGGCTTCGGTGGCGCCCCTGGCCGCCAGCACCTCGGCCGCCGCCAGGAACTCCGCCTCCGCCTGGCCGCGGTCGAGTGGGCCCACCAGGACCTGCCGCACCGCCAGCCGGCACCGCTCCCGCCCATCGGCCGAGAGCGGCTTGTCGAGCAGGCGGAGGACCTGGGCCAGGGGCAGGTAGCGGGCGGGCCGGGCCATGGGCTCAGTTCTCCGCCTGCGTTTGGCAGGGGGTCCATTCCCGGCAGGCCGCATCTCGACAGCGCACGTCGGTCCCGCGGGCGCGGGTCCAGTGGCGATGCATGAGACCGCACTTCTGATAGGTCTTCGACAGCTCCACGCGCACGCGGTGGCCACAGGTGCCGCAAGTCTCCCCCACCGGACCGCTGCCAGGCGTCCAAGCATGGCCTCGGCGCTTGGCCGGGCCGCCGGCGGCGGCCCCATCCTGGAAGAGCAACTCACCCATGGCTGCCCCCTTCCGGCAGGCGCCGGTCGGCGGGGAGGCTGGCGTTGTAGGCCTTGACCACAGCCGCCTCCAGGGCAGCGGCCGTGGTGCCGCCGAACATCTTGCGATAGGCGGAGGCGGCCTCCTGCAGTTCGTCCCCCGGCCGGTCGACCAGCAGCTTGACAAGGCGATCATGGTCGGCACCGGGATGGCGCTTCAGCAGGGCGGCAACGGCGGCGACGATCGGTCCCCGCACCCGCCCACCCTCGACCTTCTCCGCAGCGCCTCGGGCGACCTTCAGCGCGTCGATCACTACCTCGTCCCCGTGCAGCCAGATCTGCTTGGCCAGGCCGGAAACAAAGCACAGGTGGTAGAGGCGGTAGTGGTCGGCCGACAGGTTGTTCCGCGGCACCACCATGCCCGCGGCGTCCACCACGGCCTGGATACGGCGGGCGTCCTTGTCACCCGCGGCCACATTGGCATGGTGCAGCTGGAAGGCGTTCAGGGCCTTGCGGTCCCGGTTGACCGCGACAAAGGTCCGGGCCTGCTCCGGCATCTCCTCCGCGGAAACGATGGCGCACGGCACGTCCGTTACCGCGGGATGGCAGCTCGCGGCCAGGTAACGATGCTGCCCGTCGATGACGGCATACCGCCCGTCCGGCATCGCGGCTACCAGAAGCACGCCGAAGTCGCGCCACCGGAACCGCTCGATGATGTGCCCGACATTGCGGCCGCCGTCCTGACTGACCTCGCGCTGGTAGCGGTGGTCGATGTAAAGCGCGGACAGGGGCAGCCAGCGCAGCTCCGGCGGCGGGCCCATCTGCTCCGGTGATGCCGGCACGGCGCCATAGGTGGATGCCGTGGCCGGACGGGCTGCGACCGGTGGTGCCACGACCACAGTCTTCACGGGTGGTTGGGAACCGGACTGGGACCGCTCCCGGCGAGCTGCATCGGCGCGCAGCGCGGCCGCCGTGTCGCCGGACATGATGGGGGAGTAAGTCATGGTTCACGCCCTCCCAGCCGGATGGAGGAGTTCCCAGCCTTGGGCGCGGCACTCAGCCCGCAGCTTAACGGCCAGGCTGGCGACGGACTTGCCGAGGTAGAGCGCCCGGTCGCGGAGGGCGGCATCGTCGATACCGGCCTCCTGGGCCATGATATGGGCGCAGGCGGTGACCAGCAGCGATTCCGCTTCCGACCACTCGGTCATCTGCGCCGTCTCGCACGCCGCGCCGAACGCCGCGATGAAGCCGTCCAGGGCAGCACCCCATGGGCTATCGACCGGCACGCCGCCATGCTCGCGGATCGACTGCCGATGGTCGGTCGCCGGCGGCGACGTCAGAAGGACCGTCGTCTCCTTCACCATGCCCTTGTCGGCCAGGGACTTGATGGAATCCCGCGCGATGTCCAGGCCGACATTGGCGGCCTTCAGCGCTGCCGGGCCCTGCATCGCCGCCATGGCCGCCGTCGATGCGATGTAGAAGTTCAGGATGCCGGAGAGCAGCACGTCGGGCCGCATCTTGCCGCCATTCGCATCGGCGAACTGGCGCGCGGCGACGCGCAGCGCGTCGGCCAGGCCCGCAGACTGGTCCTTCACCAGGTTGGTGGTGTTCTGGTCCATCGCCCACCTCACTCGGCGGCGGCTGCGGTCGGCGCCGGGGCGCTGACGGCGGCGAGGTCGATTGAAATCGGGCTCCAGGCATCCTCGGGCGTGACGCGACGGTAGAAGCGCATGTAGGTCTTCGACCCCTCGACCCGGATGCTGTCGGTCAGCGCCTCCATGGCCTTGGTCCAGGTCTCGTCCCGGATATCCAGGCGGCGCAGGCGCAGCAGCGCTTCGCGGTTGACGGTCCCCTCCTTGTCCACCTGGAAGGCGCCGTCCACCAGGGCGCAGATCTCGGCGCGCGCCCCCTCGGACCAGCTGATGATGCACTGGTCGACCAGCGACTTGGCGATCTGCAGCTCGGGGCCGAAGGCGATGCGGTCGGATACCGCCACCTGCACCTTCAGGCAGCCGTCGAAGCTGGTCAGGGATACGTTGCCCTTGGCCCCGCCGCGGGTTTCCCCGTACTGCTCGGCGAGCAGGGCCAGGAGGGCGTTCACGTCGTCGAAGCAATGGCCCTTGAACCGGCCGATCCGGGCCGACAGGGCCTCGGCATGGCCGATCAGCGACCGGACCGTCTGGTCCATCAGCTTGTCGGCGGGCTTCACCAGGCTGTCGGGGACCAGACGGCCCTTCGCATCCTTCATGTAGCCCGGGGGCACGGGAATCGTCGTCATCGGGTGCTCCTGTTGGTCAGTTGTCGCGGTCGAGAAGGGCTGCCCAAACCCGGCGCAGCAGGCCGCGGCGGCGGGGCAGGGCGGGGGAGACGTAGCGCTGGCCAAGGGCCAGCAGGTAAGCCGGCGGGACCAGGGGCCTGGGCGGCGGGCGCAGCCGCCCGTCCGGCCCGGGCTGCCAGCCCGCGCGGCGGTCCAGCCAGGCCAGCCAAGCCGCCAGCAGGCGGCGGCAGGTCACCCGCCAGCGCCGCCGGTACCACAGGCCCAGGGCCAGCGGGCGCCGGGCCCGCCGGGGGTGCTCCGCCGCCAGGTCGGGCGGGGTGCCGGGGGGCAGGTAGACGCCCCTCATGGCTGCACCGGGTGGGCCGGGGGGCGGGTAACCTCGGGCCAGGGCTCCCACTGGATGGGCCCCAGCATCAGGCCGTCGGCATAGCATTGGGCCAGCGCGGCCAGCGCCAGTGCCAGCACCCGCCGGTCCTGGGCCGCCGTCAGACCGGACCGGCCGCAGGCGATGACGGCACGGGCGGTGCTGGTCACCTCCACCGGGTCATGCAGCACCTCGGCCGCACGCACCTCCAGGTGCAGCTCCCCGGTGGACAGGGTGCAGACCAGCACCGTGTCGCCATAGGTCACATAGGCGGCATGGCAGGTCGCCATCGCCATCCCACCGTCGACGGGGTGGGTCCGGCCGATCAGGTCGGGAAGGGGCTGGAACACTCGGACAGGCGCGCGCTGGGTCATGGCACTACCTCCGTGGGCGTGGTTGAGGGATCTGGGGTGGTAAGCGTTAGGTGCAGGCCGGAGCCCTTATCGGTGACAAACAGGCGGTAGAGGCCCTCCCGGGGGCCGACCCAGGCGTTGAGCCTTGCCTTCCGGCGGCGGCCGTCGGCGGCCCGGAACTCAATCTCGCTCTCGGCCCGGAAGGTCACGGCGCACCTGCCTTGCCGACCCCGACGCGGCAGGCCCGGCACGCCCGTGCGTGCCAGTAGCCCTCATCGGCCGCCGTCGCAGGGGCCTCCCGGCGCTGGTGGGTCAGGCAGGCTGCCCCGGACAGCTCGACCTCCAAGAAGGGGCAGCTCACCTTCTTGAAGACACGCAAGACAGCCTCGGCGCCGGCCGACGGGTCCTTGTCATACGTGCCGTTCAGCACCCGGCTTACCCAGGGTCGGCTCTTTCCGATGGCCTTGCCTGCTGCCTCATTGCCCATCCGCCGGGCAGCGTCACGCAGCAGGGCGATCCATTCCTCTTCCTGCCCATCAGTCGTCACGGCGGCCTCCCTGGATGGGGAGGGGCAAAGTCCGGCCGCTGTTGGGTTCCCAGACCGCTTTGGCCCGTACCCGGTACACCGGGACCTTCGGCCCCGGGTCCTGGATCAGCCGGTAGCGCAGTTCGCGCGCGCCTGACCGATAGCGGCTGACCTCCGTTACCCCGACCTTGGTCAGGGCCCGCAGGTAACGCCGGGCGGTCCGCACCCGTACCTCCGTCTGCGGCAGGTCCAATAGCTCCAGCAGCTCCGGGATCGTGGACCAGGCCTGCACCATCCGCAGCGCCCGCCACAGCCGGGCGGGCAGGGCCTGGGCCTTGCTGTGGGGCGCCAGGGGCTTGCCCTGGCCGACCTTGGATAGGGCGGCGGCGCGGCCTTCCTCCGTGACCTCATACGTGCCCAGGCGGCAGTTCCGGACCAGGTTGTGGGTGTTGAGCGAGCGCATGGCGGAGGAGGCCTGGTCATTGTGCAGACCGGTCACCTCCCGGATCTCCGCCATCGTCATCGGTCCGGCGGCGGCCCGCAGGGCCTCAAGGACGGTGCGCGACGGGCTGACCATGGGTCACTTCCCCTTGCCCGTGCGGCCCGCGCACAGCGGCCGGCCGGCAACATGGTCCAGCGTCACCTCCGCCAACCCGTTCATGCGGGCCAGCCGCTCCACCTCGGCGACAGCGTTCTTCGCCTCCCGCAGCCAGCCGCCCGACTGGCGGTGGATCTCCGCCACCACCTCCGGCGCGATCTTCACCTCGGCCAGCCGCTCCGCCAGCAGCCGGGCATCGTCCAGCGTCACCGCCGGGAACTGCACAGCCACCGCCACGCGGGATGCGAACTGGTCGTAGCGCAGGACATGGCGGATACCGTCCTTGTCGCCGCCGATGATCACCTCCGTTTCGGTCAGGTCGCTGATATCGCGCAGGATCTCCAGCAGCCGGATCTTCCCGCGCACCTTCTCCAGCTCGACCTCGTCCAGGACGATGATGGTTTCGCTGGTCCGCACCGCGGCGACCACCTTGCCGAACAGGGCCTGCTTGTTGCGTTCGTTGACGCTCAGCCCCAGCTCCGTCGCCAGCTCTTCCAGCAGCCACCGGGGCGTCCATTCGGCCTTCATGCGCAGATACACGGCCTGGTGCCGCATCGACCACCATTGCAGCGCCCGGGTCTTGCCCACGCCGCGGTCGCCCTGGACCGTGATCCACCCGGCCTCCCGCGCTCCGCGCTGCTGGGCCTTGGTCACCCCGGCCAGCAGCGTCTTCACCCCGCTGGTCTGCACAAACTCTGTACGCATCCGATCACCCTCTCTCTCTCGGCCGGGCTCACCCGGCGCTCTGCTCCACGCCGTCCTCCAGGCCCAGGGCCAGGCGGAATGACAGGCTGGTCCGGGCCAGCGTGTCGAAGCGGCGTTTGTCGAATTCCGTGGCCTTGCCGGGGTTCGCCAGGACCCAGGCGCCCCAGTCGATGTCGTCGCCGAAGACCGGCCGTGCCCCCGGATCCGGGTCGGCGGGGGCCTGCCGCGGCCCCTCCAGCTGCTGCTGCCGGGCCTCTGCGGCGGCCAGCTCCTCCGGGGCCGGGGTCCACTCGGCATCCACCGCGCCTGAGCCCAGGCTGCCCTCCAGCTCGGCCCGGATCTCCGCCCGTTTCCGTTCCACCGGCTTCAGCCGGTTCTTGGCTCGGTCGATGGCCACCTTGTCGAAATACGGACGTGCGTTGCCGTCCGCTTCCGCCACGCAGATCAGGATGCCGTCCATGGTCCGCACCCACACGCGGGCGGGGTCGTGGATGTCGAACCCCACCTGCACCTGCTGGCCGTGGTGATGTTCCAGGGCAGCGTGGAAATAGCGGTTCCCGTGCAGGCTGATTTCGGCCCGCTGCGCCGTGCGGATCTCGTGGGGCCGGAACAAGCTGTCCGCCTCTTCCGCCGTCAGTCGGATGGGCTCCCAGCCCCGGTTCTCGTGCGCCGCCCATGCGGCGTCGGGACTTTTGCCGCCAAGCGCGCGGTGGCCCTTGGCGTTGTAATCGGCCACCCGCTCCCCGACCCAGGCGATGAACTCAGGCCAGGACATCAGCAGCGGGCTCGCCCCATGGTCCTGCAGATGCCGCTCGGTGATCTTCACCACCTTCTTGCGGGCATCCCGGTCCATGTCCTTGCCGGCGAACGCCGCCAGCCGCTTGGCCGGCTGGATGAACAGCTTCTGCCAGCTGCGCTCGATCAGGCCGCGGCCCTGGGGGTTGCCAGGGCGCCCGGTTTCATGGGTGGTGCCCAGCCGTGCCATCAGGCCGATCAGGGGCCCGGCATTGATCTGGTTCACGAACCCCGACCCGTTGTCGGTATAGGCGATGGCGGCCTTGCCGGTGCTGCGATAGGCGTGGCCATAGGCATCCATGACGGTCCAGGTCGATTCGGCGTACCCCACCGACCAGCCGATGGCCCGCCGCGTCGCCACGTCGATCACCACGGTGATCTCCGGCCGGAAGGGGCGGCCATGGATGGGGTGGGCCACGTCGAACTTGGCCGTGTGGCCATCGGCCGTGATCACGTCCAGCGGCTCCAGGTGGTCGGTGGTCCGCCGTACAAAAGGCCGCAGCGCCCGCAGGGCCTGGGGGCTGCGCCGCCCCCGCTCCCGGTCCACCGGTGACAGGGTGGCCAGGAACCGCCGGGCCTGATGCACACTCGGCCGCTGGACCTGTGCCGGCAGGGTCATCTTCTCCACCGCATCGGTGACGGACGGGTTGCTGGGCCGCCGGTATTGGGCCAGGAAGGCGGGGCCCCAGGCCGGGATCTCCGGCGCCGGCTTGGCGTCCACCGGGGCCAGCACCGCCGGGTCATAGCCGGCCTTCTTCCACACCCCCCACCAGCGTTTCAGGGTGGGGACGGACAGGGTACGGCCGCCCGCAGCGCCGCCGCGGGCATTGGCCGCCGGCACCAGGGCCAGCAGGTCGGACCGCAATGTCCCTGCCGCCGCATGGCGGACCATGGCCGCCACGGCCGCATTCAGGCCCGCCTCCCCCGCCAGCCGCCGCAACTCCATCAGCAGCGCCGCCCGCGCCTCCAGGCAGCGCCGCTGCCAGTCCGCCAGTTGGTGGGTGGGCAGATCCGGTAGGGTGGGCGCCGGCAGGCCCGGCGTGTTCCCGTTGACGGCGGGCGGCTGGCTGTCCATCACCACCGCCGCCTGGCTGGCCATCCAATTGACAACCAGTTCCTTCACGTCGCCGGGCAGCGGCATGACCAGGTACATCCGGCAGCGGTTCCGGCCCTTCTTGCCGTCCCGATAGACCCAGCTCTCCCTCTGGGCGCGCAACTCCACCGCCCGGGTCGAAAGGTTCAGCGCAGTGGCGATCTCGGAGGCCGTCAGGCCCTGCATCTTCGGCGGCGGGCTCATCCCATAGCCCTCCGCGCCTTGTCGCGGGCAATGCGCTTGCGTTCGGCGATTTCCGCTTCCTGCAGCTCCAGGATTGTCGCCTCGACGGCTGGCAGCCACTTCCTGTCGATGACCGCGTATCCGATCGGCTCGGCGATCATCTGGATGATCCGGGGATCGCGTGTCGCCCGGATCATGGCGAACAGCCGGACCGCGTTGATGACGTGGCTGGTCTTGCTCTGGGCTGTGTCCGCGTTCAGCCGGTCCAGCGTGTACTCTTCCTCCAGGAAGGCGCTCATGGCGGCCGCCACCGCTTCCCGGTCCATCCCGGCCGCCTGCGCATCCCGCAGAACCTGGCTCATCGCCAGGCACAGCTGACCATACAGGTGGGCGGCATTCGTGATGTGCGCCTGCTCGAACCGGGGCTCCACCAAGGGCGGCTCCCAGCTCAGCAGGTCGAAGGTGGAGGGGCAGTGGCGGCGGACCATGGCCAGTTACTCCCGGCCATTCGACGACGGCAGGGACCCATCCGGAGAGGAACTGGGCTGATCCCCATCCGCGTCCTCGCGCAGGTCGGCAACGGCCCTCCAATAGGCGGCCAGCTTCGCGTCTCGCTGGGCGATGGCGTCGATCTCTTCGCCGGACAGCCCTAGGCGGTAGACCACCTTCCGGACCAAGGCCGGGTCTACCTCGGTGTTCCGCAGCGCGTCATAAACGGCGGCCTTGTCCCGGTTCAGCGCATCGATCTGGCGCTGGATGGACTGGATGCGCCGGATGCTCGCTCGCATCACGTCGGCCTGGTCAGGCGTCAGGATGTTGTGCCCCATGCCGGGCGCGTCATCGCCGCCTCGTGCGTGCGCGAGGCTTGCTCCGTCCGGGTTGATTGATCCCGTATCGGTTGTGGTCCGGGGGGCGGAAAGGGCGGGGAGGCGGCGTTCGGTCTTCATGTCTAGGCCGCCTGACCAGCTTCGACATTGCGCCCGATTGTGCCTTCGCTATTGTCTTCGCACATTCTCCGGCCACGCTGGACACGCACATCCCCATCGAACCACTCGGGGAAAAGGCGGTGGACGGGCAGGCCGAGGGCATTCGCCACCGCTTCCTGGGGCCGGCGAAGATTGGTGAACATGGCGGCCCGCACATTCTGCGGCGCGCAACCCAGTTCACGGGCGATCTTGGAAAAGCTGGAGTCTGCCAACTCCAGCTCCGCCTTGATCCAGATGTGACGGACCCGCGGGTCTGTGGGAATGGCGTCCAGCCGCGGATCATCGGGGCTGGTCTCGAAGGGGGAGGGTTGCATGGCGTCCCGACTGTCTAACTGTGCAATGACAATAGACTACGCTCATTTGTGCGCATGTGTCAAAGCACATAGCCGCGCTTCGCTCGTCAAATGTGCGCAGTGCGCCCCAGAAAAATGCTGAAAAATGCCTAACCCGTTGATTATGGGGGTAAAAATGCGCACGAACGAAGGTGCAAAAAAGCCCATAGCGCCCTTTCGTTCGTCAGCGAGTGACGAACGAAAGGGCGTGATCGCGGAGCGGCTGGCTGAAGAAAGGGGCCGACTCGGGCTGACGCAGCGGGAATTTGCGCACCAGATGGGCGTCGGTCTCAGGACGTACAGTACCTATGAGGCCGGCCACCGCAGTCCCTCCTTGGATAGCCTTGCGCCGCTTATTGCCATCGGCGTCGACCTCAACTGGGTCGCCGGAGGTGAGCGTGCATCGGGCGCCGCGCCTCCGGCAAAAGATGGGTTGGCCGCAATTGGACCAGAGTTCGTGCTGCTGCCCCGATACGAAGTCCGCGCTGCTGCCGGTGGCGGGGCCGTGGTCACCAGCGAGCAGGTGGTGGACCATTTGGCCTTCAAGGCGCAGTGGGTTCGCCGGACGCTGCGCCGGAACCCGGAGGACCTCATCCTGATCGAGGCCAACGGCGACAGCATGGAGCCGACCATCGCCAACGGCGACCTGCTTTTGGTCGATATCTCCATAACGGCGTTCAAGGATTTCGCCGTCTATGTGATGTCGATGGATGGAGAGCTTGTGGTTAAACGGATCGAGCGCAACTTCGCCACCGGCGGTGTCCTGATCTCATCCGACAATCCCCGTTACAGAGGCCAGGAACTTACAGCCAGCCAAGCCCAGCAGCTCCGTATCGTGGGTCAGGTCGTGTGGCATGGGGGATGTGTATGACGGCTGCTAAGTCCCTCTCCGACTTCGCCGTCCGCAGTCGTATCTTTGGATCGAAAGCGGTGGTGCAAACTATACGCTGATGATTGCATTCAATCAGCCAAACTTGGTTTTGTTCTAAACAGAAATTGGGGATTTTCGATGATGACACCGGCCTTGTCGAATGAGTTGGAGAACCTGACCGGGACACTTCGGCGGCTCGTAGTGCTGGCTGTTCTTGCAGCGCTAGGGGTTGTGGCGTTGCCATTCATCCCTGGCCTCGGCGCGGATGTTGTGCCCGTCTGGCTAAGCCTTTCTGCCGCAGCGATGCTTCTATTGCTCGGTCTGGTCTTCTGGTGGATGGCGGTGATGGCGGAACTCTCCGGCTGCCGGGCCGGCTGGCAGCCTGCTGGACAACCAGCCGCGCCGAAGACGGATGATTAGGAGGGCTCGTCATGGTCGTTGCCGATCGCTCCACGCCTCGGCGCTGCGTCACAGCGCTGCTCACCATGATCCCGTTACTGGCCGCCTGCGATCTTCTCGGCGGTAACGCTGTCGACAAGGACGGCAACCTGACAGAGCGGGGCAGCTTCCAGCGCTGTGCGGAGGCTTGGCGACACGCCTACGGGGCCGAGACCGAGGTGCCGCGCGTTCAGGGCGGGACCACAGCCTGGCCGAACATGCTGTTCATCTGGTCCGGCGCCGATAGTGTGGTGCGCGCTGACGGGATTCGCGTCGGCCTCGCCACCTGTCGGGTCAACGCCTTCAGCCGGGCGGTCGCCCTGCAGGCGGATGGCCAGTCGGTCCTTTGATCAATCTGGTATCAAAGCATGTGCAAAATGCGGCGCCCGATCGCTCATTTCTGCGCAGTCGGTATCAAACCTCCCGCCACACCTCCCGCCGCCCCCGCCGCCCCACTCGCCGCGGATTTCCTAGCTTCCCGGGCCGCCATCGCCCCTGGTATCAATCGCCTTCCCGGTATCAAACCGATCACCACCCCACAAACACCAAGGTCACCAATGGCTTCGCTGCCAAGCGCCGCAGGCATCACGTCCCATTGCGCTTCGCGCGGCAACCCAACCCGATACCCTCCGCCACCCCCGTGAAACCCCGTGGACCCCGTGTCC